CCACGCTTGACCAAAGGTGATCTAACAATAAAACTGGAACAGAAATGGGCCAATAAAATTGGAACTAAATATTCTGTATTTGTTAATTCCGGATCTTCTTCTATATTATTAACCTTAGCTGCACTTTTAGAATCAAAAACTCTTAAAAATAATAAAATAGTTGTACCCTCTTTAAGTTGGGCCACGGATGTAAGCTCTCCAATTATTTTAGGCATGGAACCTATAATGTGTGATTCAAATCTAGAAGATTTGTCTTGTGATTTAAATCATTTAGAAAACATTTTTAAAGAAAAAAATCCATCTGTATTTATTTTAGTTTCTCCTTTAGGTTTAATACCAAACATGACTCAAATAGTAAATTTGTGTCAACAATATGATGTAATTTTATTAGAAGATGTTTGCGAAAGTATGGGATCTAAATACCAGAACAAATATCTAGGAACTTTTGGCAAAGCTTCCTTTTTTTCTTTATATTTTGGACATCATTTAAGTACTATTGAAGGTGGTTTTATTAATACAGACGATGAAGAACTTTATTATTTGTTATTAATGATGAGGTCTCATGGATGGGACAGGGATCTACCACCGCATAAACAAAAAGAATATAGACAAAAATATAATGTCAATGATTTTGATTCGTTATATAATTTTTATGTTCCTGGATTTAATGTTAGATCCACTGATTTGCAAGCATTTTTAGGACTTAGAGCTATAGATAAATTAGATCCATATTCCATTATTCGCAATAAAAATTATCATTTGTATTTTTCTAAAATTGATAACAATGAATTACACCTGAAACCCGAAACAAATGGTGATTTTATATCTAATTTTGCATTTCCTGTTGTTTCTAAAAATAGAAACAAAATAATTGAAGAATTGACTTTGAATGATATAGAAAGTCGCCCACTTATAGCTGGAAATATGGCAAACAAACCTATGTGGTTTGAACGCTATGAATTTAAAAAAGGTTCCCTGCCTAATTGTGAATTATTAGATGAATATGGATTTTATATTCCCAATCATCAGAATTTATCAGAAAGTGATATAGGCAAAATTTGTGGCATAATAAATAAATTTTAATAATGAATCGGTTAAATTTAACTTTAGGCATATTGACTTATAATGCTCCTCGCACTTTAGATAAAACATTAAATAGTATTTTTTCTCCTGGAGTAAATACTATGTTTTCTGAAGTATTGTTATATGTTAACCCAAGTGAGGTTCTAGAACAAACTTTGGAAGTTAGTTCACGTTATCAAATTAAGACACAAGTTGCTGAAGATAACGGTTGGATAGGCCCTGGATTTAAATGGTTGGTGGAAAATTCAGAATCAGATAACATTTTATTATTAGAAGATGATTTTGGTTTAATAGAAGACAATTTAATTAAAGTCTTTAAAATTCTGAAAACTTCTGTAGAAATGATACAGACAAATGTTGTTGATAAGGTCAGGCTAAGACATCGAGCAAATCCAGGAAATCCTTTATACTCTAGATGGTTTGCCGGTCAAGAACATCTTCAAATGAGTCATTTGGCAGAATGTGTGCATTGGAGACAAGACCCAGATTTAAATTTTCCAGAATTTTGTACAAAAATAAACTCTGACCCAGTGTGGTACAAATTTAAAGCAGCTAATTGTAATTTCACAAACAACCCAGCTATTTTTTCAAGAGAATTTTACAAAAAACACATCATTCCTCAATTTTGTAATCATAAAACGGATATAGAAACAAGTGCTCATCACTGGTGGCTTGAACAAAATTTCAGTATAGCAGCGGGAGATGGTTTATTTTGTCATGATCGGTTAGACGGAAAATAATGAATAAAAAAATAAACATAGCTTTCCTTTTTGCTTTAGCAAAAAATGAATTATGGTCTACTCCTCTTTCTATTGTAAATGAAGCCAAAAGAAGAGGCATAGAATTTAGAGTTTATTCTTTATATGATGAATACAACAGATATACAGATAGAGGATTGTTAAAGTTAATAGAAGATGTAGAAGACGGGTATAATCCAGACATTCTTCTTCATATGGATTATGGAGCATTTAATCATCCACTTTTAGATAAAAAATTTTTTAAAAATATTTTTACAGTACTAGAAGCTGGAGATGATCCACAATGTTTTTACAACAATTTTCCAAAGGCTCCTAAATTTGATTTGATTTTAACACCAGATTTGCCTAGTGTGGAATCTTATAAAAAACATGGTCTTAATGCAATTTATTGGACCCATTTTGCAGATGTTATAGCAGGCACAGAAAGTTCTTATATTATTCCAAATTATGATTTAGTGTGTACTCGGGGTGACGGCACGACTCCTTTTTTAGATCAAATAAAATTTAAACTCGGAAATAGATTTAATAATTTTAGAGATTTTAATATCTATCAAAGAGATATATTAAGTTCCGGAAAAATTGTTATTCAAAAAAGTACTCATGGTGAAGTTACACGCCGAATATTTGAAGGAATGATGTGTAAACGAATGGTAATAACAGATAGATTATCAGAAGAAAGAGGATTACATTTGTTATTTGAAGAAAATAAAGATATTGTTTTTTATGATAGTTTAGATGAGGCTATAGAAAAAATTAATTATTATTCAACACATGAGGAAGAAAGATTAAAAATAGCTCTTAGTGGGCATTTAAAAACCGCTTCTTCTCATACCACAGTTCAGCGTTTAGATACCATCCTGGAACATTTTTTAAAACGTTGATACATTTTTTAAGGCACTTATAATAAAAGGGTGAAGCAGGTTTTATTTAAAAAAATTTCTATTCAAAATTTCTTGTCTATAGGTGAAGAAATTCTTGATTTAAATTTCAACACTGGTATCTCTCTCATAACTGGAGAAAACCGAGACAAGGGCGGGAGAAATGGTGTGGGTAAAAGTTCTATTATAGAGTCTATATATTGGACTCTATTTGGAAATACTATAAGAGATATTAAGAGAGATAAAATTATCCACAATCAGTCCAAAAAAGGTTGCTGTGTCACTTTAGAGTTTGATGTAATTTCTCCCAAATCAGTTGATGCTTATATTCTTACACGCAGAGCAGAACCAAATAAAGTAGAACTTTATTGTAATGGTGTTGACATTACCAGATCTTCTATGCCCAAAACAGATGAATTGGTCATGGAAATTATTAGTGCCAATGAGGAGGTGTTTCAAAATGCAGTTATTATGACTGCTAACAATACACTGCCGTTCATGGCTCAAAAAAAAGTTGATAAGCGCAAGTTTGTAGAAGGAGTCTTACATCTTGGAGTTTTTGGCGAAATGTTATTACAGGTGCGCCAAGATTATAATGACGCAAAAAAGGAACATGAAACCCTTACTCGTCTGTTTTTAGACAAACAGAAAAATTTAGATATATACAAAAATCAATTTCTTAAAAATGAAGAAATAAAAAAATCTAAAATTTTAAAATTAAGTGATAAAATTAATTTAAATTCCGAAAAGATTAAAGAAATAACTAGTATAGATCCGGATTCTATACAAGATCTTATTTCTAAAACAGAAATATCAATTAATAAAAAACTTTCTAAAATTAAAGAACTAGAACTTCTTTCAGAAGAATGTAAAAAAGATTATAATGAATTACAGAAACAAGAATATCAAATAGATTTTGATATCAAACAATTAGAAAAGGAAAAAAAATCTTTTTTAGATAAATCAGAAGAATGTCCTACCTGTAAAAGAAAATATCACGATGATGAACATGATAAAGAAAGAATATCACTTTTGATAAAAGAAATTACAGAAAAAATATCTAATCTTTTAAAAACTTCCAAGGAAGCTAATAAACAAATTAAATCGCAACAAAAAAATTGTGACAAAATATCTGAAACCATTAATCTTTTATTGAATCATATTAAAAAAGAAGAAAAAGAAAAAACATCTCTTTCTGCTATTTCTCTGGAAGTATCACACTTAAAAGAAGTTAATATAAGTCTTCAAGCAGAAATAGATGAATTAAATAATACAGAAAATTCTTTTGAAGAACTAACCAAAAAATTAGAATCAGAGATAAAGACTCAGGAAGATGAGATTAATACTCTTTTGAAAAAAATAACTATTTTAGAATCTGCAAAATTTGTGGTTTCAGAAGAAGGAGTAAAAACCTACATCATTAAAAAGATGTTAAACATACTCAATTCAAAGCTTAATTTCTATCTACAGGCCTTGGAAGCTCCTTGCCGTTGTGAATTTAATGAGACATTTGAAGAAGTTATTCACAATGATAAAGGAATTGAATGTTCTTATTTTAATTTCAGCGGAGGAGAGCGCAAACGCATAGATCTAGCTATACTGTTTATGTTTCAAGATGTACTTAGAATGCAAACCGGAACATCTTTCTCTCTTAGTATGTATGATGAATTGTTTGATTCAGCATTGGATGAAAAGGGTGTAGACAAAATATTAAACATCTTAAAAGAAAGAGTGGATACTTTTAAGGAAAGCATTTATATTGTTTCCCATAATAAATCTGCAGCCAGATCAAACATAGACCAAATTGTCATGTTAGAAAAAATAAACGGCGTAACTAGATTAGCTCAATAAATCAATTATAATAACAATATGTCAGAAAAAAATTATCTTTTAATCAGTGATGATGGTCCAGGGTTTCATACCATTGAAGGTGAGGGCGAATATATCGGATATCCTAGTGTGTTTATGAGGTTATTTGGATGTAATTTAACCTGTAAAGGTTGGGCATCTCCAGATTCACCATGGGGTTGTGATTCATTTGTTTCTTGGTCTAAGAAAAACAAATATACATTTGACCAAATGTTTGAATTTTATGAAAAAAATGATTTTGTAGAAAAATTACGTCGAGGAGATATTTGGAAAATTACAGGAGGCGAACCCATGTTGAGACAAGAACCACTCTTGAATTTTGTTCAAGCATTCTGGGATCGTTATAAATTTTTGCCTAGAATAGATTTTGAAACCAATGGTTCTATTTTACCAGAAAAAGAATGGGTAGAAAAGTATTATGCCACCTTTACAACATCACCCAAATTATCCAGTAATGGTGATTCCAAAGAAAAGCGTTATAATTTAGAAGCTCTTAGGTTTCATGTAGTCAATCGCTCATGTTTTAAATTTGTAGTTAAATCTAAAGAAGATATACAAGAATTGTTTACAGATTATATTAATCATCCATTACTGATGATTCAACGCAGTAGGGTGTGGATTATGGTATGTGCGGGTTCAAGACAAGAACATATAGAAAATGCAGAAGAGATAGCAGAGTTGTGCAAATTGTATGGATTTAAAATGTCTCCACGACTTCATCTTATGGTTTGGGATAAGGCACTAAAAGTTTAGGTGCCTTTTACTTTATTTTTTGTATTTATTTAAATGGCTTTAAAAATTAAAAATTCAGAACAGGGTGTTGATTTATCTAATAAAATTGTTTATCAGTATACTTCTGTAGAACAACCCATTCCTCACCTTCCTCATGGTGAATACCAGAAATCAATTCCTAAAATTTTTTATATTGTAGCCCACCCCATTAGGGTTCCTTCTTTGCCACCAGTGGAGATGCAGGAGACCAGCTTGCCTCGAGCATTAAATTATTATGCAGATTATGGTGGTTGTGGTTTTTGGCGCATGATATGGCCAGAAGTTAATCTTAATGCTTATCAAAAAGCTTGTATATCTGGCTTAACAAGCATGGTATTGGATTTAAGATTTTATCAAAATATCCAAGCCATTAGGATGCAAAGACAAGCAACTCCTATACAAAAAAGTTTTATCCAAGAATTGTATAAACACAAAGATCAATTAGGGTATAGGTTAATTTATGAAGTAGATGATATTGTTTTCCGTAAAGACATTCCGGATTACAACAGATGCAAAGATGCTTTTGCTTCAAAAGAAATAGAAGATACCATCATGGACATCATGGGCATGATGGATGAACTAACGGTTACGTGTCAGTACATGAAAGATTACTACATGGATAAAACTGGTAACAAAAAAATTACAGTAATTCCCAATTATGCTCCAAAGCAATGGCTGGACGGATTTTATCATCCAGAAAGAATTGCTAAATTATATGATCAGCATAAAAAGAGACCAAGAATTCTTTATGCAGGATCTGGTACACATGTAGACATTGCTAACAAAGTAGGACTTAATGATGACTTCGGTCATGTGGTGGATGAAATTATTAAAGCTCGCAAAAAATTTAAATTTGTTTGGAAGGGTACCTTCCCTCTAGCCGTTAAACCATTTATTGACAGTGGAGAAATGGAATTTTTACCATGGTCAGCACTTTATGACTTACCTAGATCTATCTATGCAGCTGGATGTAATGCTACTTTTGCATCTTTGCAGGATAATGTATTCAATAAGTCAAAAAGCAATATTAAAATTGTTGAATCTGGTGGATTTGGAATGCCCGGAGTGTTCCAAGACATGTGTACCTATAAAGATGCTGAATTAAAATTTCAAAATGGTAAAGATTTGATTAATCAATTGGAGTATATTACCTCAGATTTTGACAGATACATGCAATTATCTAAAAATATTCATGATTTTACAGATAAATTGTGGTTAGAAGACCATTTAGATGAATACGAGGCTCTATATTTTACAAAATGGGGCTCAAAAGAGAGAAATTTAAAGAGTCCGGGCTTGATTTCTCTCAATTTAGAGCAGAAAATATAAGCATGTATCGAAATGTCTTTTATGATTCTGCTAAACAATGTGTACACCTTTGGACATGGGATGAAAATGGCAAGAGAATTAAGATAGAATCCAGTTATGAACCACATTTGTTCGTGGAATCCGCTTATGGTACAGATGCAATTTCTATTTTTAATACACCACTTAAAAAAGTTAAGTTCAAAAATCAATTTGAGCGTAACAAATTTGTTAATGAAACTCCTATCAAAAGGTTATTTCATAATTTAAGTTGTGAACAAGAGTTTTTATTGTCGTCTTTCAAAGACACCATTCACAAATCAGAAGCTCTTGTTAATCCATTAAAGATATTTTTTTGGGATATTGAAACATATTCACCGGGTGAGTTCCCTGAGCCAAAACAAGCCAAGGATGTCATCAATTTGATAACAATTTTTGATAGCATAAGTCAAAAATTTTATTCATGGGGTTTAAAACCTTATAAGCCTAAGCAAGATAATGTGGTGTATACCCATTGCAAAAAAGAAACAGAATTATTAAATGCTTTTATATCTTTTTGGGAAAAAGATCCACCAGACATGATGGTTGGATGGAACACAGAAGGATTTGATGTTCCATATACAATGAATCGCATTTATAAATTGTTAGGAGAAGAGGAAGCCTCTCGCCTTTCTCCGGTCAGGGCCATATATTACAGAGAAAATGTGGCCATGAACAAGATGGGTAAGATGATTGACAGATGGTACATTCGAGGGGTCAGTAATATAGATTACATGGAAGTCTATAAAACCTTCTCTCGAGGTGATAGAGAGTCTTATTCATTGAATTATATTGCTGAATATGAATTAAATGAAGGTAAAACAGACGTTGGAGGCACCAATCTAGCATCTCTTTCAGAGTCAGATTGGGATTTATTTGTAGATTACAATATACAAGACGTAAGACTACTAGCCAAGATGGAGGAAAAACTTAAATTTCTCAAATTAATCAGAGCTTTGTCATATAAAGGGTTTATTCCATTTGAACAATCCTTGGGAAAGGTCTCTATGATTACAGGAGCAGTAGCCCATCAGGCACTTTTGCAAGGATATCGCATCCCTACATTCAAAAATGATGGTGTTAGAGATGAATATGTAGGTGGATATGTACATGAACCTGAGAGAGGACTGTGTAAATCAGTGGTTAGTTATGATGCTAACAGTCTATATCCAAATACTATCATTACTTTGAATATTTCTCCTGAAACAAAGATAGGAAAAATTGTAGAAGTTGAAAATAATGAATATACAATCAAGCTTGCTAATGAAAAAACAGTAATTCTTTCAGAAGAAAAGTTCAATCGTCTAGTTCAGAAAGAACAATTGAGTATTTCCAAGTATAATGTCTTGTATACACAGAAATTTAGAGGTGTAGTGCCGGCTCTCATTGACCGTTTGTACTCAGAACGTGTCCAAACCCAGAAAGAAGTGTCAAGATTATCAGATGTGGCAGAGGGTATTCAAGACAAAGCAGAAAAAATGCGCATAGAAGCAGAGATTCTTAACCTAGACACACAACAAAATGTGTTTAAATTGATTCTCAATTCCATTTATGGAGTATTTGCACAGAAGTATTCTCCGCTATTTGACATCGATCACTCCGCAAGCATCACTTTGACAGGCCAAACAGTTGCTAAACAAGCACCAGAGATTGTATTGGAGTATGCCAGAAGTAGAGGATTTGCTGGAAAGAAGCAAGATTTGTATCGTTATGGTGATACAGACTCTGCTTATTTTTCAGTTGAACCTATTTTTAATTGTTTGAATATAAGTTTGCAGAAAGATGGAAAAATTACCGAGGAAGCAAGAAAAGTGATTAAAGAAATTGACATATATTTGAATGAACAAATTAAAATATGGGCAAAGAAAGAATTAAAGGCAGTAGATCCGCGATTTGTTTTTAAACAAGAGACTGTTTGTGATGTTGCTTTGTTTGACGCCAAGAAGCGTTACATATTAC